TGTTAGTATGGCCAAATGGACTAGTTGTAATAATTGTCTTCATGATATCATATTCTCCATAAGCTTTATCTGTTCAAATAACATAGTAGTATCCATACCCATAGCAACCATACCATACTTCCTACATCTGATACAGTACTCATCCCAATCCTTTACTAGGTGATAGCCTTTCTTTTCATCTGGTATACATTCTTCAAATATTGTTAATGCAGCTTTCACAGCTCTATGTTCAAAGTCTCCTGCAACACCATATGACTTAGATAGATCATATGGGCCTATCATATAGTAGTCTACTAATTTGTTCCAATTACTTTTAGATATGTATGGTAACTGATCAATAGCCTTACGGCTTTCTATTTGTATAATGATAATAGGAGCAGCTATACCTAATGCCTTATGGCCCCACATATTCTCTCTTACCAAACCTAGCCCTCTAGATGGATAATTACAGATGCTATGTATTTTAGTAATTTGATCAACTGATTCTATATTGGCAAAAATAATACCAGTTGCTCCTGCATCCAAACACATCCTGACTTTTTCTTCATCAACCGTAGCAACTCTGACAAAGGCTCTCCTATCACGCCTACTAATAACTTGTATACAGCTATACAAAGTTTCATTATTAAAGCACCCGTGCTCTGCATCTAACACTACGCCATCAAAGCTACTGTATGATAAGATCTCAGATACTAGAGGGGAAGGAATTTGTTGCCACAATAACCTTAGAGACATAGAATGCTCCCATCATAAAATTTTGAGTAGATAGTTGGAGTTATAATTTTGAACTTTATGCCAGCTTCATCTATATTCCTTAATACTCTATAAATGAAATGGTCTTTCTTCTTTTCCCATTCCATATCATCGCTATCAGTAAATCCTTCTCCATAACAATGCTGAGTGCCTTCTTGAGGCTTAGAGTATCCATCTGCACCTATTACATAGATGTTCCTAGCTCCCATAAGATGAGCTATCATTATTGCCAAGTTACCGCCTATACGGAAGAATCCTTTGATGACTCCATCCTTGTATTCTATAGGCTCATTCTTATTATGGAAGTCATCAGTATATGGAACAATTGCCCTATCATTATCCTTATCAGAAACACATCCTAAAGTCTCTCTGAATAAGTGACTACCTAGTAACAATGTTGATTTAGGTTGGATACATTTATGGAATCTCTTCAGCCTCTTGTTGTTGACCCATAAGTGATAATCTGGTACGTGCACATGTGTCATACGGTTAATCCCTATAGTGATTGGATTAGCCTTCTTCATCCATTCCTTGATCTCCTTATCATATAACCGTACTGAATTAGCAGCTCCATAGATTAGGAAGTCTCTCTTGCCTTTGTACTTATCAATTAAAGCTTTGAACCCCATTATACTAGTCCTTTTGTATATAGCATTATTCTATTTTTCCATAAATTATGTTTAGGATCATTAATACCTTTCAGCCTACCCTTGTGTTTATGAGAAGCAAACAATACTCCTTTGTGATGCCATTCAGCCATATCAGCAGCAGTACTTTTATGAGTCTCTCTATTGTACATAGCTAGGAATTGTTCTTTTTGTTCAGGAGTTTCATAAGGTAAGTGCTCTTCAGATCTAGGTACGCAGCGTAATGTATAACTTGTTAAATTTTTGTGGTAAGCTATGGCAGGTAATTTCCACCCTATATCATATGCAAATTTAGATCTAAGCAGCTTGTTATAAATATATGAATCTTGTAGATTACTGATGCGTCCATATCCAGTTACATCTCTACCCTTATTTATTACTTTTTTGGCTGTAAAATCTAACTCTGCTCCTTTTTCCTTTAAAGTTTCTGAATTGTAACAGAATAGTCTAGTTGATGGGAAATCTCTATACCTTGTTCTATCTGGAGGAAAATCTATACCAAATAAATCATATTCAGTTAATATACTTATAATTTCTTGGCCCCAATTAGGGTAAGTTAATACTACATCAGCATCAACTATAATTACATACTTACTTTTTAAGTGTTTAAGAGATTTATGTAGAAGTGAAGCATGCTTCATTGAAGGAGAATCTTCTATCTCAGGAATCTCATATTGGCAAATTTTGGTCCAAGGTTTAGAAGGTACACTATCATCAAATGTTGCACACAACCAATTTACACTTTCAGGATTTTTTAAATACTTGCTACTAATTTGATATAAGAAATCAACATACTCCATAGTATTAGCATCAGCATACGTCACCAAATCTATAAGTGGTTCACACATACTATTTCCTCCTAGCTATGAAAGCCCACCATTTAGGGTAATTTACCCTTCTCCTATTCCCAACCCATTCAGATGCTACTATATCTAAATATTCACCATATCTATGTTCTATACTTTCCATTAATGGGTAACTTCTTATATGACCACACCCTAGAAAGGTAGGGATAGTAATTGCCAACCATTTAGATGTAGGTATTGATTTGATAAACTCTATATCCCAATTAATATGTTCAAGTGTTTCTGTAGAAATTACAATATCATATTTTGATATTACAGAAGTAGGGAGATCCTTAAATGATTCTCCATTCACTATAAGATTAGTTGAGGAATCTTTAGGCTTTGTAATATGATGGTGAGCACTTGAGAATTCATAAGCGCAATATTCTTTTGGCTCAAATGCTTTTATGAATTTATATGCAATACCACCAAATCCAGCTCCAACATCTAATGCACTATCAACAGGACCAATATTATCTTGGATAAGTTTTATCAGAACATCTTCATACCGTTTCTCCCATACATCACTATAATGTTGAGAATCATACTCCCTATCAGGGAATTCATTTGATATGTATAGATCGCCTTCCTTGTGTAATAATCCAAGACAAACTTCATTGTCCAAATGCTTGATCCATTTTTTACTCATCATTCCATACCTCCAAAGATATAATTGTTCATTTCCTGTATTTCAGGATCATCTACAACAGATCTGAAAATAGGATTGTTCTTGTATTTCTGCCATCTATTAAAGACATCCATTTGTTGAGCTTTGCCTTGAAATTTTTTACCATCAAAACTACTCCCAATACCATATGGATTTATTTGATTCAAACCTTTATCTGTATGCTCTAAACCTAGCCACTCCGAAAATGATTCTCTGTATTTTTTATTCATAAACCATTCATTAAAACTTATGAATATTGTGTCAGTTAATTCATAAGACTGATCTATCATCCTTGTTAGATACTGTTTCAGCAGATCCTTATAGAACTCTCCTACCATAACAGAAGTGTCAACTTTAGGGTTATACTCCATCCTACTAGCAGTCATATTATATGCATCTCTTAATATGACAATATTTAGTAGCTTATTGCTTTTGCCATAATAGTGAGAATTAATTCTGTCGCTAGTACTCTTATTGAGATTACAATCTTCAAATCTATACATCAGGCATCTTTTAGATTTTCTAAAAGCTGTATCTGTATGTATTTGTTTCAACTGAGGTGCTCCATAATTGTCAATACTAGCTTGCTGTTTTCTTTTGAATATTTCAGGCTTAAGAAGAAACTCTTTTGGTATAGCGCTTAAATAGAATACTTCATTATTACCAAAGTGATTAATGATCCAATTGCTAATGGCATTACTACCACTTCGCCTTAGAGCAAAGATTCTGATCTCATAATCATTCTTAGTATTCTTGAAATTAAACATTATATTAAGCTCCAATCGCAGAACTCTATAGGGCACTCTACACCCAACGCTATACAACAAGCTATCCTATGATGACCTTCCCATATCTCATGGTTTTCATGGCCAGGAATAGGAACCAATGGCCGTATCAATACAATAGGAGGCTCTTGAATATGCTCCATTAGTATATCGCCATAGAGGATACGGAACTTGGCGATTTTCTCTTCAATCCATTTATGCTTCCTACCGTAGAGCTTGAGCATCTTGTAGTATGGTCCTGCAAACTTATCCTTTACAATCTTTATATGAGGAGAGTTTATCATTTCCATAGGGCGCTTGGCATTCGGTGTTGTACATGATAGATATGATTTATACCTATCTGGATTATGTTGAGCATGAATCATAGCCAAGTCAGAAGGCTCTACATCTCGCTCATAAAGAACTTCCAGCTTCACTTTTTTACACATTTTGCTAAAGTTCATAGTTCCTTCTTGTATGATGTAAATTTATCACTAAGGTTATTTGCTACTATATCCATTAGGTAATCTATTTGCACTTGAGATAGATAATCTTTGTACCCGCCTATCTTACCTTTTCTGACTTTAAATGATTCTGGATCAGATATATCTAAAGGCTTCATCCTAACATCACAATAAAAATTATTTGATTCCTTTTCCCTTAGTCTACGGAATGAAGTTATCTTCTTGACTTTTTTGATTGCAATATTTGAATTACAGTTAATCATCCCAATATGATTGAATAAATTATATATGGTATTTGTAAAATCTTGCATCATATCTTCGTAAGTTATGCAATAATTGCACGCATTAATCCAAGTGTTATATAAATCTATTATATTAGACATAGTATTAGTGTGCTTTAAATAATCTGAAATAGTACCTTTAAAGTGATCTTCTCCATTCTCTCTTTTATTGTACTGAAAGTAGGATGATACAAATACATCAAGAGGATGCCTTACAAGTAATATCACAGAATCAACATATTGGATATCTGTACGTATACTATGAGCAAATTTTATGTTAGGTAATGATTTGTTATAATCATGTAATCTATGAGGTTCTATGTAATGTCTAGGTTTGTTGATACTTAACTTGTATGCTATTTCTGCATAGTGAGTCATTATCAGTTTTAGCCAAGTTCTACCACACTTAGGATATGATATTACTTGATAGTTCATTTCTTTACCACTATGCTTTCACAATCTCTCAACCAATCCTTATATGGATAGATCCCTATAAATTTGCAAACATAAACAAGACTATTGATAGGATCATTAATAAAATCCTCCATATATAATGAGTAACAGCTATATCTTTCTTTAATATGTTCTGCATTTTCTGTACCTTGTTTGTAAGTATGGTAATTTTCAAGACTTGTTTTACCATTCATAATACACATACTCTTGACGCTATCTTCCACATCTCTAATCAAATGTATAAACTTGATAGGAAGTTCTAGTTTCTTAGAGAACTTATCAATATTGCGAGGAAAGTTTTCCATCCAAAATCTAGTCTCAGGTCCAGATCTTTTATTGCCAACAACAATTGCATCTTCTAATGCTGTATTATTTTGCCATTGCCAATCTATGTAAAAGTCTCTCCCTGCAAATTCAGGATGACCTATACTAAAATGATATTTGGTATCTTGTATCTTATTCAATATATCAGCCTTATATTTATAAGGATGTTCCCCTAGTATGCCTTTTGCTTCATTAGCCATAATGACATGAGGATGAGCATCAAGCATAGCTCCTAGTAGAGTGTGCCCACAACGTACAGGGCCTATGAATCCTAGCCAGCAGTTCATCTGTTCATAAACCTTTCATAAGTATGGTGAAAAGGCATAATGCCAAAGTCTACTTTATTCTTCCATAATATATATGCTAAACTTACTTGATCTCTATATGTATACTTCTTTATTTCTTCCCACCAATCCATCATCATTTTATCAACCTTAATATTGCCACATTTCCTGATCATAATACCAGGAGCAAATAAACCAAAGCGCTTAGGAAACCCATCAGCCTTATAGTGGCTCAACTGCATTTGTATCTTATTAGGGCTAACTAATCCTTGGTTGACTACATAGTCACCTTCTTCATAAGCGCAATTCCTCCTATTATGTAACATAACTGCTATGCCATAATGCTTCAAATATTCTTCACAGAATATATTAAGATCAGTCTTTATGGTAAACCTAGCATCAACAAAGATAGAAGTCTCATATTGTTCCGGTAGAAACTCATGCTGCATTATCTTAACTTTACGTGAAAGCTTCTCACTTGTTAGAGAAGGATCTTTGACCTGTATTATCTTCCACTTGCTTTCCTTCCTTTTACTCTTAAGTAGTAGGCTCTTGTTTCTACTTACAAAGCATATGTGATCCCAATCCTTATTCTCTACAATTGGTTCATGTAGATCATATCCATTCCCTATTATAGTTGTATATATAACTTTATGGTTGGCCATGTTCAAGACTCCAAGTAATAAGACTGGTTTTCCTCTTTAATATTTGAGCCACTAAGTGATTGTGCTTTTCTTCTGAATACTTAACTTTCTTCCAGTGCCAAGACATATGCAGCTCATCTATTAAATCAATAGTGCCATCTCCAATCATCTTATTGAGAACTCTATACTCAGCACCTTCTATATTCATTTTACAGATTACATAATCATCTTCTCTTATATTATCCTTCAACCATTTACTAAAATTTATACACCCTACCCTCATATCATCAGCCCTACGATGTCTAAGAACTCTTTTGTGCTGAAGTAGAGAGCTTGATTCACTATATGGTCCAGCACCTACCTTAAGTGTCCTTACTCCATCTAAATCCCAAAGAGCCTTTTGTATAAATTTTACTTTATCTTGATAGCCTTTATTATTGATATTTTTCTGCATCTTTTCTAACATATCAGGATTGCACTCAAATGCATATATTTTATACAAATGAGCGTAGTCCCAATTTTCTATGAAGTGAATGGTAGAGTTACCTTTCCAAGCTCCACAATCTAAGAATATTTTACGCTTGCTGCTATCACGTTTGCTAGTAGATTTTGATTTCATTCTTTATATCCACATTAATTGTTTGTCAGCTTTTCTAATTATAGTCACTCCAAAAAAGAATGGCAACGTAACAATTTCACACTTCTCTTGATAATTCTTTCTTATGTAGTCAGCAGTCTTATAACTATCAGAGCAGTAGTGATCAGTTAAAAACGTCTCAGCAGGAGGATAAGTATCATGCATACAAATTATACCATTAGGATTAACTTTAGGCCAAACATTTTTAAAATCAACCAAACTTTGCTCATGAGTATGGCAAGCATCTATGAATACTAAATCAAATTTAACAGCCTTATCAAGTTTCTCGAAAAATTCGTTAGTAGGGCAGCCATTCCAAACTAGGTTTTTATTCCACTTATCTGTATTCTTATTCCACTTGCAAAACTTTTCATATTTAGGATTTATATCAACTGCATAGGCTTTCCCTTTAGCAAGTGGAGCAATGGCATTAAAGCAGCTACCATTCCTAACACCTAATTCTAAATATGTATCTAATTTTCCTGCAATCTTCAATCCTTCTGCAATTGTTTTGATAACCTTAATGTGGCAGGTTTTGTCAAAAGGCATTTCCGTTGAACTCATTACTTACTCCTTGTTAAGATGTTTGCTTCCATTTAAATGCTTGATCATTTTATTCTTCCCTAGTCGGCCATAAGAATAACAACCCCAATCTTTATGAGCAACCTCAAACCCTTCTTTCTCTACTTGCAATTGATACGCTCCGTGCAAACAAGGTTCTATCTGTTTCCTAGCTCTACTCCTATCAATAGGAGCACTATCTAACATATCAAGCCACCCACACCACTTGCTTATCCTAGTTATACTTGGATTGTTTGACCATTTAGACGTTTTGAGTAAAGGTACTTCTTGGATAGTAGTATCTGGTATTAAGTATGGTTCATTATTACACCTTACATTTGATCTTTTGTTGAAATAGACAGCATTTATATTAGGATGGTTATCCATAGCTTTAATGACTTTTGCTATTGGAGGCTTTTCTATAAATACCCAATCATGTTCTATTAACATAACATATGGAGTGGATACAGCTCTAAGTAAAAACATAAAAGATGTTCTTTGTTGAGCACCAGGAATAAATGTTACAATTTTATTTGGTGCTTCAATATTAACAAGATTGTGATAATATTTTTTATGATCTTCGGATTGTTCTTCTGGCATATCATAATTGATGTGTAATTTGCAACCTTCTAAATCCGGTAATGTAGACAAGCTTTTAATGGCTTGTTCTATAATTTCCGTAGAAGGAGCCGAAGGTATAAAATGTGTCGGCATTATAATAGTAAGTTTATTATGCACTTTCATCGCCTCCGAAAAGTATTTCAGATCTGTACTCTGATATTTCATCAACAGTAGTTGGTTTGATATATAGCTTTGCAATATCTTTGATTATTTGTTTTAGCTTACTTGGATCTTTTACAAGGTGATAATGTATTGAAACAAATAATGGTACTTGAGTTTTCTGTATATAATCTGCCATTGTTGGTAGAACAACTTCCTCTGCTCCTTCAATATCCATCTTAATCAAACTACAATCTTGGATATTATTTGATTCTACAAATTTATCAAAAGTAGTGAAATTAGCAAGCCAACCTTTACTACCATCAGTTATTACTTTGGCCATACCATCTCCACAACGCTTCCTATTTTTCATTTCCATTCTACTCTCTATATCATACAATCCTTTATGGTATAGGTTGATATTCCTAATATCATTCAATCTAATATTTGCTATTGCTTCCGCATAAGCTATGTGATCTGGCTCTAATGCATAACAGAATTTAGATTTCCTACTCCCATATAGTATAGTTGGACCAATCCATGTACCTATATCAATATATGTATGATCTTCATCTAGAAACTTATCTAGTATATTGAAAGTTTGTGGCTCCCATTTTCCAGCATTAACTAATTCCCAAAAGCTTTCAACTTTTGGTATTATTGCAGTATCATTAACAACAAATGATTCCTCATTAATATTAATTTCCATTTTCCACCAACTTTCTTATTTTATGACGACTGCGAGGGAACATTCCATTCCTAATTTTGTTTTCCAGTAACATAATATTTTCAGAATACTTAGTTTTCCACATAGCATAAGGACAGCACACTTGATCTCTTTTACATCCTGCTATATAACATCTCCACCATAATTCTTCAAAAGCTATCAAATCAGGATCATTATGCTTTCTAATTATTGTGCCACAATCCATTAAGCCAATATTATCAGGAAAGCCATCATCTCTATATTTAACATAATGATCTAATATTTTATATGTAGCTCTTTTTTGGTCAATACATACTAATGATTCTTCATATATATTATTTCTTTTTGCGTGTTTGAAAAATATCGCAGTCTTATCGCTCTGCTCTAATTGCTTACAAAGTTCAAGTAATTTTTCTGGCTGCATTAATTTTTGGTTAGCATCCACCCAAACACTAAGATCATAATCTTGAAAAAATAAATGAGGAAACATTTTGTAATATTTAGTTAATTCAAAAGGACCATAATTACTTATCTTTGGATCCAAATCAGTTATGATATCAAAATCTATCCCATATGGTAAGTGATATTTTGGGAAATTATCATATCCATCAAAAAGAGTTGTATATAAGATTATCTTCATAGTGTTATCCCAAATTCCTTCTGAGTATATAAATCAATTCTGTTCTTCCAGTGTCTTCCATAGAAGCTACTTAGAGGATGGGATCTACTAGCTTGCTTATGAGTTCCAAATATCTTTCCTTTATAATGCCACTCGCACATATGCTCTGGTTTCTTTACGCAGTGAAACCTTTGTGTATCATTAGCCCAAGGTAGCTGCTTCTTTTCACTACGGGATAATACACACTCCATATGACGCCCATCACCTTTTAATATTACTGGTATTCTCCATCCAGTATCGCACTTAACTCTACCACCTATTCGGCTTTGCCGCCAATCTGCTTCTCTTTTTGTACGTATGTGATATTTCTTAACACTCTCTCTCTTAGGGAATACGTTGGGACGGAAGTCAAGCTTTATATTTTTGAGCAACTCTCTCTTGAAACAGAACATGAAGATGGATGGGAACTTCTCTCTACAACGGTTGAACCCATAGCAACCTATTCCTGTATCTAATTCAGTTGCTATTACATCATCCCATCCTTTATATAATAAACAGATATCTGCATCTATAAGAATAACATATTCAGATGTTACCTTTGTCAAAGCATAGTTGACAGCAATAGAGTGATTATAAGATGAACACATATGTTCATGAGGGATAGTCCCTAAGTCTTCAAAACCAGCAGGACATATTGTGTTAGCCTTATCACCAGACATAACGGCTTTATAATGTATGTTATGTTCATTACTCTTGAACGTCTCTGCTGATTTCCTGAGCAAATGTATATACTCATTAGAACCAGCTGCAGAGAATGTAATAAAATCTATATCAGACATCACAGCCTTCTTCACCAGCAAGTATTGTAGGAGAGTAAACCGGATTCACAGGTTGATCAGATATAGACTTCTTCTGCCAAGTTGTAAAAGCTGCTTTTCTTTCAGGCCTACATAAATCAGTAGAATCCATCCACTCCCTACCAATATCTCTAACAATCCTACTATTGCCATCTGTAGGATATGCTAGAACTCTTGTACCAGGATTGACCTTCTTCCTTTTGAAAGGAATATCCTTAAGGCCAAACTCATCTCCTCTACAATGTATCTGATTCTCAGGATTACGGTTAGGGTCTAGCTTACCTGCAATTAATTTATAGAACCTCTCGTGCAGTATGGCGGGACTCGTAACGCAAGAGGGGTATACGTACCCGTAAGCCCGTAACACAACTTGATACAAGGTTGGTACTTGCACAAATACATCTAGAAGCTCCGCTATATGGATAGGCTGCACTAATATCCAATCATCCTCAAGATTTAGTATGTATTCATCAGTAGCTTGGTCCCAAGCCCAATTAAATGCTTCAGAGTAACTAGATTTCCTAGGATAGTTTGCTACAACATTACCAAAGAATTTATTACACACCTTGGCAACTTTTCTTCTATCGCCTTCTGGTATAGGATCAATATTAATAAACAAAGTAGACTTTTGCCAATCTACACCTTTTAGGTTTTTAACAAAAGATGCAAAGGTCCTCTCTACAAGGGCTGGCCTCATAGTAGCAGTAGTTGTAACCTGGATAGGAATTGATTCAAAGTCTTTGTACTTAACGTCTATATCGTAAGCTAGGAGTAGTGATAAGTTTGGAGCATCAAACTGAGGCACTTCATAACGCTTGGCTTTCTTCTTTAAGAAAAATGCCAACTTATCGCTACAAACTAAATCAGTCTTAGTAGTATATTCTTGAACATATTCATCATAGAACTCTCCAGTCTCCATAAACTTTTGAATAAGGTCTACAGTCTTAGGGGTTTCAGACTCACACAGAAAATTTAAATCCTCTATGACATAGTATCCTCTTACTTTAATTGAAGGATACATTTTAGTAAGAGTGAATTGCTGATCTTCCGGTCTATGAGATCCATCATCTATTATGATATCAAATTCTGGACATTCTTTCAATATTGAATCTAATACTGCTTCATCAGCTTGAGAACCTCTAATGAATTTAAATCTTTTGTCTTTGATACCTAATGCTTTTGGCTTAAGATCTAAAATATCCAGACCATATATGGTAGCATTAGGAAAGTAATCAAGCCACATCTTAATAGAAGCTCCATCAGCAACGCCTATCTCTAATATCTTGATCTTATCATTTCTCATACGTGCAAATATAGAGTCATAAGATCTGGTATAGTAATGCTTCATAGGGCCTTTATCAGTTCCGTGTTTTTTTGCCAATTTAGTTAATGATATGCTCATGACCATTCTCCTAATATTGATAGATAGTTTCCGTTCCGATGAAAGTCTATTCCATCAGCTACAAGTTTTTGTTCATACTCAGACCAAGATATAAGATTCTTACCTTTATGTTCATTAGATGTACAAATAACTGCGTCGTGTATTATGCCATATTTATTGATAAGAGCAATAAGCTGAGTAAGATTAAATTCTGAAGAATAATATTTTTTGGCCTCTCTATATTTTGCTTTTAAAGTTCCTGTCTTCATCCTCCATTTAAACATAGTAAAGTAGAAACTTTTTGATATGCGAGCTAATTCTTTTATGGTCTTCTTTATATTTGGAGAATGTTCAAGCACGCTGCAGCAGTATACCATGTCAAAACTATTTGTACCAAATCCTGTATCAATCATATCTCCAACATGTGTTTTAAATCCTTTTAATTTAGCATGCTTTAAAAATGTCTCAGATACATCCATAATCTGATAATCTATATCAGGTCTTTTCCTAGTAATAAGTTGAGCTTCATGAGCTTCTCCGGCACCTATCTCAAGTACTGTCTTTGCAGAATTGTTAGCCATATAGTTTACATAAAGCTCTTTACTGAAATGGTTCTTCCTTGATTCTATCCAAGGTACTTTCCCTATCTTATATTTGTTCCATTTATTTTTATATTCCATACTATGCTCCTAACAGGTTTTCTTTCTTACCAGATATTCTAGTCCTACCTGTTTGTTTAAGATGTTTAATGTATACTCCCTTCCCAACCTTCTTACCTAAAGAATCTTCCAATCTATTATAAAATCTTGAGTTGAACATAAATACCATCCATTCACTACAAGTAAATGATATTGAATCCTTTGATCTTAAATTAGGAGAGGTTTTCAACCTATGAGCTATTAGTGATGATAAGAATACTTGATCAGTCCAGCATCTAAGGTTTGTTCGGAAATGTCTTTTGTGAGCAGGGCGTTTTGGATCTTCAAGAGTTTTCCATATCTCATCATACTCTGGTATTGAATCACTCTTACCGAGCAAGCAAGTATCATAAGCAAACTTAAGAATATCAATAGACCTAGTTGTGTTCTTCGCAAAGATAACTCCTCCATTAGCATAGGCTCTACTACAGCCTATATCAATCATATCATTCCTAGCAGTAATACCTATGTCAAACTTCCATCTTGAAACAGAAGGGTTCCAATCCTTAACAAAGAATGTATCAGCATCTACAAAAGTTATAAGTTCATCAGGATTATCTAAATCAATCTGATCTTGCATACAAGAAAACTTCATAGTTTGCATTTTAGTATCAAAGTCTTCTTGGTTGACTTGGATATACTCTATGCTATGATCTTCCAATATTTTTATCTGTTCAGGAGTAAGATCTGGGCCATACATAAAGAACTTAGCCTTGACTTTATTCCTAGTTGAAATAAAATACTTGGCATACTGAAAGTAGTTGGCACTACATAAAGTAACTACCTTATGCATCATTTAACTCCTAGATGATTCTTTATATTCTGCCATGATACTTGTAGGCTATAATTCTTTGCAGCAAATTCACGACACATATCTGCTTTATCCTCAGACCAATTCTTAAGAGCATACTCTGCTTTAGCTATCAAATGTTTCTTCTTACAAGTGAAAGTATTGACACCTTCATAGAAATATGCTTGATTGATAGGAGCGCTGATATTATAGATAGTAGGTAATCCGCACATAGTCATTTCTAAGAATGTCTGAGGGAATCCTTCAGCCGGATGCTCTGTGAATAGGATACCAATCTTTCCTAAAGGTATACTTAGTGCAACGAATTCCATACTGCCAAAATTAGTAAGATCTACATTATGGTGAGTTTCTTTAATTCTGTTTTTATGAGCAGTTCCACCTACCCAAAGAACGCTTCTTTTCCCCTTGACTTTATCAGTAAGTTCATTAATAAAGTGGGCTTCATTCTTATCGCCTCTTTTGCCAACAAGCATATAATCATAAGGTTTGTATATACTTTCAGTATCGCCTTGATCCCACCAATAATCCTTATCCTTGCCTTTTATGTGTATTTTAGCATTACCTCTTAATCTTGCAGGAGTATCTACTAACGAAACATCTGCTACATTATTATACATATTCCTATTGCAGCAAGAATAGTAAACAGTCTTGTTAGGGATAGCTTTCAGTATCACATCCTTCTTAGGATCATGTTTAACAGACCAAACTATTGCTTCAGGGTGTTTCTTACAAAAATCTATTACCTGTTGAGCATCTGTCATACTGTATTCCCAATCACACTTAACATCTTGTCTAGATAGATAAATAATACATCCAAACATCTTTGCATACTCTCGGTATCCGCAAGTACACTTGCCATCTATCATCATCTGCTGTTTACCATTACGTTCCTTAGATAGACCTCCATACAGCATTATCAGCTCCATGTAATGCTCCTATCCTTATTCTTATTCCATTTTGTCAGACCTCTAGCAGCTCTCCAATCCCTACCATTATCCTTACAGAATGGACCACCAGGCCAATCTGTTCTCTCACTAGCCATAGGGAGAAGGTTGTCAATCAAAGTATTCACAGATCCTCTCCTAAGTTGTTTCTCAGGATCTTTATCTGTAATCATTTCATCTGAAAGTTCCCTTACTAAGTCACCTCTCCACAAAGAAGGCTGTAGGGCTACCTTATCAAGCTTTGCAGCGTGTTCTTTAGGGAATCTTATGTATCTAATTTGTGAACTTATGGAACCTAGAATTTGATCAAGATCAATCTTTCTAGTGAATAGCCAATCATCCTCTAAATGGAACACCCATCTTGATTCACTATTCTCCCATATTTTCTTAACTGCTTTAGCAAAGTTTGGTTCGTCGCTAGTAGTATACTTCCTAACTGTAAAGTGGTCCCAAGCTATACCTAAACACTTAGCAGCAATATTTGCAGCTTCTTTAAGTTTTGCTTTAGGTGCAAAGTCTACATTTAGGATTATTTGAAATCCATCTGAATAATTAACATTCTTCTTAAAACTTGTTAATGTTTGAGCTAATAGTTCTGGTCTTAGTGTTGCAGGAATGGTAATGTCAATCAACTTTGTCCTCCAAAATTTTAATGAATTTTTTCATGTTTTTCTCTCTGCTGCCAATCTTATGCCTCAGAGTATTATTCATATTAACTAATTTGTTATCAACAAATATCATTCCATTAATTAATTCTGCAGCTTTAGCAATATTGTGATCATCATAAATATAAGCTGTATCTTCTGTAGCATAGTCTGCCATACCATTCCTAGGATGATCACCACAAACTATCCTAGCTCCGCAAAGGGAAGCTTCCATAGGAACATTATGCAATCCTTCTAATTCAGTAGGAGCAAACCACACATCGCATTCAGAGTAAAGCTTTGCCAAGTCTACTCTATTTGGATTAACAATATATTTGTCTAACCAAGACGGCTGTTTCTTAAGCTTCTTATTCCCAAATGCTACAAACCTATAATTATCCTTCCCTAGTAAATTGTGTAGTACTTCAAAACTAGGCCAACCCTTGCTTGCAAGCTTACTCCATAAACAGCCTATTGTTATTTTCCTTTCACTTCTTAGATCATAATCTTTCCACCAATCAAAGTCTATACCTTGGTAGACTAGATGGCACTTACCGCCAAAACTTTCAATAAATTTCTTCATCCAAATAGAATTTGTTATCTTTGTTACACGGCTATTCTTGTAATAACTTATAAGTTTGTCTTCATCCCAACCTGGAACCCAAATTTCATGTCCTCTAATATACCAGAACTTATTTTTGGCATTAGACCTTACTGTTGGTTTTACAGATTTTATATCTGTAGCAATTAATGCATCTATGTTAGAAGGTATCCTTGGCAAAGTAGTATCATGAGTAAACCAGTTAAACCTATCATTATTAGTAATTATATTGCAGTCGTGTCCAAGCTTTTTTATAGTTTGCTGGCAACGGATTACAGTCCTACTACCTCCATTATTCCCTAGACCTCCGCTACAATTAAATGCTATCTTCATAGTTACTCTCTTTCCAAGTATCTATCATGGCTAATTTTGTAACATTTCTTGCAGATAGTTTTTTCTTCCATAGCTTTATACTTGCCACACTTTGTACAAATTCCATCGCTTTCCCGCTTCCGTCTCAAAACCATTAGGCTTAGGTAAGCGTTGTCATACATTTCAAATCTATTTTTCTTATCTAAGGCTCTGAATTTTTTCCAATCAATAGTTGTTTTAATAACTTCCGAATGCTGACAAAGTTTGTCAAAGAACTCCTTGACTTTTGGATTAGTCCAAAATCCTATTCTGTTTCTTTTTTTCTCAGGTACCGACATATTAAATCCTTTAGTTAGTTTAATATAATATTTGTTAAGTAGTTATAATAGCAAACAATTAGAAAAGTTTTAGGAGATGTGAATCAAACAGTGACGGCACCTGATAGCCGTGACACAACTTCTTCCAATCAGTGTAGTTAGGCTTCTCTATATGTTCGCTAGTGTAGGGAATATCTTCCCTTAGTTTCACAACTGCATTGTTAAGTTTTATTAACTTTAAATTAGATCTAAGCTGTAGATATTCTTTTGATTCAGGACCGCAATCTTCTTTTATACATCTTAAGAAATCCTTAACAGATCCATCACAGCGTAGATAGGAACTCTCATTCTTTTTGAACGGAAATCTGTAGATAGATTTCACAGTATCTCCGTTATCTCCTCTAATTATTTTATGTAGTAGGATGTGAGATTCTTCTGCTCCGTTGAATTCCTTGTGCATTTTTTCTTTGGTAGGAGATTTACCATCGCCTAAAATTATTGTAAGGTTAGGAAATTTTGCCAGAAGCTGCCACATATCCTTATCTGTAGAGAATAGGAATATTGCATCATTAGGATGGTTGGCAATATAGGCTGCCATAACATCATCAGCTTCCTCTCCTTCACAATAAATCTTTTCATGAGGAATACAATCTACAAATTGCCTGCAAATATCTATAGGGTTGTAGTCTAAATCTTTCTTAGGTCTATCTTTGTAAATTATAGTTTTTGGAGCATAATCCTTGAAAGCATCTTGATGAGTTTTATACAACTCTTTCTTTCTTGTAGGATATCTATCTTCGCAAATGACAAGGTTAGGTAGAGAGTGATCTTGTTTAATCCTAGCGTGAGAATGGTTAAGTACCTTTACTAAACCTATGATGACTCCGGTATTAATTCCATCATCATTAACTAGATTCTCTTTCTCAGTAGCGTGATAGTTGCGCCATACTTGGTTATTAAAATCAATTAGGACAGTGCACTTTCTGACATTTTTAAAACCCATAGAGAGTTCTCCTTTAGCTTAAATATAATAAAAAATTTCTTTGGTACCTAATGTTTTTAGCGTTAGTAGGGAAGGAACTATCATGGAGGTCTTTTATAGTAGCGGTGAATATAGTATATTAAGAGCACGATAGGAGAAAAGTACTGAAAATATAGCTGAAAGTAGGTTACACGTGAAAGTAGTAAAAAGTAGTGAAAAGCTCTTCAAATTGCATTTTCATGCCGCTTCTCTTAATTAACTATTTATTATTAGTTTCTATTTCGTTTCTAATTAGCTATTTATGAAATAACAATTAGCTGTTTTTTTTAAATGGATTAAAAAAAATGATACCGACTTTAAGAAGTAAAGTTATTGAAGCTGAAAAGGCTGAAGAGAAAAAAGAAATGGATCTGAACCAAATATTATGTTCAGAGTGTAATAAGAAATTGTTTGACAAGCCTAGAAAGAATTGTGTTACTGACAGAGCTGTTTATCTGATTCTTAAGAAGAACAGCTCAGAGTATCTTCCCTACTGTTCACAGTGCGCTAGTTCTATGCCAGCAAAATTCATAGATAAAATGGAAACATATGACGTATACCAAAAAAAGGTGAAGGCGGGAATTATATGAAACCAATACGGGAAGCATTTGACATGGAGATTAAAGCAGGATACCTTAATTGGGAAAAATTAGATAAGATGTTGCACACGGCTCTATTCACTGTTGACAATAAGTTTACTTCTGTGCGAGATGATACAGGAGAAGTTAAAGAAATGAGAACTACAGATACTTTAGATTTTTTTGGAAAGAGTATTTCAGGTGCAAAGGCTTCCTACAGAGTTTATCACCCTAGGTTCACAAATGGTAAACTTATGTGTACTGGTATACAAATTGGGACTGTTGATCTTGAAGGACAGCCTTTCTACACAAATCCTCCGGTGATGTTCTAATGTCAGATATATACAAGAAAGATAAAGGCGGTAACTTCAGGGAGATCCGTTCTACACGCGCAGCTAAAGATGCCGGTATTGAAAATATTGGCGATTTCTTTATGGACACGTTTATGACTGAGATGGATGATTTATGTAAGACTCCAGAAGAAGATTTGGTAGCAGACTCTGCTAATGATGAACAGAATGAGTTATACCCTGTAGGCTTTAAGCCATATAATGATACTTGGAGATATGAGCCTGTTACATCAGATTACTTTGCGTCTAAGATGTTAGGTGAACCGTTTACAAAATTGCAACAAGAGACTGTTGATATAATCTGCGGTAAAGATCCATTTCAGTTTACAGATCCAAACTATGAAGAAATAGATGATATGTGGGGCAAGCGTAGTGGAAAGGATTCCACAATTGCTAAAGCTGTAGCTAATCAAGGATACAAATTAGCTTGTCTATTCAATCCGCAAGAGTTCCTAGGTATGGGTTTGGGAAGTACCATTGACATAGTAAATGTCGCTTCCACTTCCAACCAGGCTAAGAAAGTTTTCTTCAAGTACCTTACTGCATTTATTAAATTGGCAAAAGATCCAGCAACAAAAAGAAGTTGGTTTGCTACTAGGAACTTCTGGTGGGATGTAGGTAAGCAAAAATTTGTCTATATGGATTTGAGGCAGAAGGATGGTAACATAAAGCAGGACAACATAGACTTTGGTAGGGGAATATGTTGCCACTCCCTAACCTCGGATAGGTTCACAGCAGAGGGCCTTAATATCATCCTAGCAATTATGGATGAGATAGGCGCTATGAGGGTAGATAATGTATTTGGCTCTGATGAGAGAATGATTGGCCAGTATGACTCACTATCAGCTACAGTACGTGCTACATCTACCAACGGTATGGGTAAGATGCTTTGCATATCATATAAGTATGCAAGGAATTGCCCTATGTCGCTTTTGGTGAAACGCAATAAGTCTGATCCCAAGAAGTTTGTCAGAGTATATTCTGTGTATGATGTTAGAACAGATACGCCAGAAGAAAAGCTTAGATCATCATTTGCCTCAGAGTATACCAAAGATCCTGAGAAGGCAGCAATGATGTATGAGTGCAAAGACCCTAAGACTGATAAGGATAATTTGTACAGTAATATATTCATTCTGAATTCTGCTTGTGATGTTAAGAATGAGTTTACTATCAACCCAATACGTGGAGGGGTAGTAACTGTTAATAATATTTATGATGGTGCAGATAACTTGTTAGAGAAATGGTTCAAAGGAGACGATGATCTTTTTTATACTGCTCATCTTGACTTAGCTAAAGGTCAGGTTTGGAAGAAGCATGATGCTGCCGCATTAGCTCTAGGCCACCTGCAGGAGATGAGAGTAACCTATGATGATCTTTGGAAGAAAACTTATCTCAGAGAATATGGGATAGATTTATCAGAGAATGAAGGCCAACTACGCATGGGTGTAGTCATGGACCTTGTTGTTCAGATAATTTGTAAAACAGAAGACAAGGAAGTTAGACTTTCAGATGTTAGGAGGTTTCTCATAGACTTGCAAGAGAAAAGAGGCTTCCAGATTTTTAAAGCTACAATTGATGGATGGATGTCAGTGGAAATGCTTCAGGAGCTTAATCATGCTGGTATAGAAGCAGAGTTATTATCCATAGATAAGAACCCATCTGCCCATCATACTCAAAAGGATTTCTTACAGCAAGGTCTTTATAAAACATATAAGATGCCAATATGGCATAGGGAAACTAGAGAGCTAATTGAGAAGAATAACAAAGTAGACCATCCAGAGCTTTCTACTGATAGATTTGAAGAAGAAGGTTATGAGCATGGTAGCAAGGATGTCACAGACAGTACTGCAGGAGTCTGTTTCAATTTGAGTAGTGAGATAGGATCAGAGGGTGGCAATTTACTTCTAGGCTAGAGAGGGTGCTGTGAACAGAAAAGATGGAAAAGAATACTCCAAATTAAGGATTGGTGAGATTAACCGCAAGAAGGGTGAGGCGCAAGCTGAACTTATGGATAGTGATCTTCTTGATACCAAAAAGAAAAAACAGAAAGACCGTAAGACGCAAACTGATGATTTTAAAACAGAACAGCAAAAGCGGTTAGATGATCAAGAGAAGAAACTGAAAGAAGCTGAGAAACAAAAGAAGCGCAGATTATTTTGGAATCCATTTAAGAAGTTTTTTCATATGGTGTTCTCTGTAAGCACCTATATCAGCATTATTCAGAACTTTGAAGAATTATTGCTTGTAATCTTTATTGACGCTTTAATGCTTTTTACTCTCGGAAGTTTAAGTTATATTCTATACATTATGTTTACCTCAAGCAAAAATGATGACCTCCCTATTTTGATATATAAAGCATGTGCAGGAATTGTGGTGTGCGGTATTTGTTTGATAGCTCAAGCCAATATCCCTATTGCTAGTAAACCTAACAAAATTGTAGATGAAGAGGAATAATTATGTTTGTTACCTCAAATATGGCGCTATCTAAAGCTGTTAAAGGAAAATTGAAGACTAGTGACTATTTCTCTCAGCGTTCTGTTTCTTCTGCTATGGTAGAGGAGGAAGAAGATTACAGAGTAGATAGATCATTTATGACAGATGCATATAGAGTTAATTCTTGGGTAAGAGCTATTGTTGATACAACTAAAGAGAGAGCTATTCAATCAGAGTTATTCCCTATTCCACTTTCTACTAAAATTGATACCAAGTCTAACGACTATAGCGATACAGTTAAGCGTCATATGGAATCTGTTATGAATCTTATGATGATTCCTAATGAGGACTATGAGAGTTTTGAATCGCTTGAGAAAAAGGTAATGCACGACATCATGGTATATGATGATGGAGGTATGGAAATAGTTAGGGGCGAACGTAGAGATGGTAAGAAGATACCATTTGCTTTGCGTAGTAATGTTACTGGTGAGGAACTTTATGTCAATGCTCAGAAGAATGGAGTTCTTAAAGCAAAAGCATACGTTCAGCTAAGAGAGGGGAATGAGAAGGCTTGGTGGAATAAACAGGATTTCATGAATTTCATAAAGAACAGACGTTCTGGATATTCAAATGGAACCTCTCCAATAGAATCCATAGCTGCTTCTATTCTTGGTGATTTAGAAGCTATGAATTATAACATCTCATTCTTTGAGAATAATGCCAGACCTAATCTGGCATTTTTGTTTCAGAACCTAGGATTTGGTCAAGGCAAGGGAGCGCTAGAGAGAGCTAAGAAGTGGTACTATCAGGAACATAAAGGCCAACCTCATAAGCCACTATTTATGGGGACTCAAAAAGGTGAAGTTGAGATAAAGCAACTTACTGTTCCTAATAAGGACATGGAATTCTCTGAATGGCAGTCTATGCTACTTTCTCGTATCATGGCAGTATATGGTATGCAGCCTATGGTTATAGGAGCTATCACTGGTACTACTGGTAAGCTTAATTCAGAACTACAAGGTGAGCAATATAAGAAGAATGCTATCATACCTTTGGTTAAGGTTTTTCTTCATACTATGAATTCTGTTCTTATATGGGGTGACCAAAATTTTAACTATGATGACATTTATCTTACTTCTGCTAATCTTGATATTGATGACGAGAAGCGTCAAGCAGATATATGGGAGATCTTTCTACGCACTGGTGTTATTACTATCAACCAAGTGCGCGGTGAATTACAGATGCCTCCTGTTGAATGGGGCAATGAACCATTTGTTCCGCTTAACTTCTCTCCTCTAAGTACTCTCAGAGAGTTTCAGGAGTCTAGGATTGAAGCCAACCGTAAGAGCGCTATGAGCGCTGGTGTTGATAACAACGTTGGTGGTGAGGGCAAAGATCCTGTTGATCCAGATAAAAAAGATAAGAAAGATAAGAAGGATGGTAAGAGTGCTCAAATAGAGCATATGTTAGCTAACTTTAATCCTCCTACTGGTTTGGAGAAAATTGATACTACTGAAGTTATTACGGCAGTATCAAAGATACTTCAGAAGTCTGAATCAACGCCTAAGTATTTTGATATGGGTGCTACCAGTATGAGAAGTGTTGTAAGAAAGTTTGAGTTAGAATGGCCCAATATACTGAAGAGCAGATAACATACCCTTTGATAAAGGGCGCTAAGTTTTCCAACTATGGTTTTATGGAACTAGATGGAGAACTGATATTCTCACGCTATCATCTTAAGAAGGGAGATGATTGGTCAAGATTTATAGATGCTAACTTTAGGGACATAGCTGATTGTTATTATCTTGCTTACAAGAATGATTGCGAACTTTTGAGAACAAGAAAGCGCAAACTTAGCTCTTTCCTAAAAAGTGTTTGGGAACAGACTCAAGACGTATCTCTACTTATGATCAAAGCAATTGCTTGCTTTAAAGATTTGTCTGAAGAAGAATTAGTAGAAAAAATAATCAGAGAAGTATTGCCTGGAATAGGTTATACCAAGGTTAGAAAATCGGATGGTAGGTACTATTGGGAAATAGGTGAAAGAAAAAAATTTGACTCAGGGATAGGAAAGGTTCTTGTTTTAACTTATATTAATAATAGGTTCAATAAGGATGATACGTGGAAATATATAAAGAAAAATTGTTACTTGAAAGATGGTACTTGGCGATATAAGAGTAACGTTGCCAAGCAAAGAATTGAAAACATATTGAGTAGTTACATCCAAAATGGAGGAATCCTAGTGGAAAACGTAAACATGGAATTTAGTACTTTTGTCCCAATGCGTATTATATCCAAAGATGCTTTAGGTAAGGATAGATTTTTTGGTAAGCAAGATGGTGATGACAAACATCTATATGTTAGCGGTGCTGCGTCAACTACTGACGTAGATTATGATACTGAGAGAGTATCTAAGAATTTTATCAAGAAAATGAAAAAGCAAGCTATTGGCCTACCTCTTAAAGTAGGGAGCCATTATGCTTCTGATTTAGATAGTACTGTTGGCGTCATTGTTGATAAGGGCGGCACAGAAGAAAGTTTTGATATTGAAGGTAGACTTCAATCTTTTGACCACAACCCTAATGTTGAAAAAATTGCTCAGAAGATGGATGATGGTATATCGTTCGGTTTCTCTATTTTCGGTAGAGTGACAAAGACTTTCCGTGAAATGGATAAGAAACTTGGTAAGGAAGTAGTTGTACTAGACGATGGAGATCTTTCTCACGTACTTATTACGGATCAACCTTGTAACAAAAGTACTTTTGCAGAAGGTATTGTAAAGTCTTTGGTTGATAAGTCTACTAAGACAGAGGCTGATGGTAAACCGCGTACAATTGAGACAGAGTTCAAACACTCCTCCTCTATCTTAAAGTCTGAGCCTGAACTTGAGAAAACTGGTGAATTCCCAGACCAAGCCTTCCCTATTAATTTTGCTACTGATAAAGTCCATAAAGATTACCTTCACCATTATGTTCAAGATGGTATTCTTTATCTGCATAAATCTTGGCTTGTCCAAGCATTCAATATGGCAAAGGAGAATAAGGCTCCTGCGCTAGTAGTCAATCATTTACTTAACCACTTACAGATTATTGGCCTCCAGAAGGAAGTTGATGATTTCGTTAATTTGAGAAACAGTATCGAAGATTTAGCTAATGTGAAGGAAAAACTTGATGCGATAGTTGAGAAGCTTGCAAGCGATTGCACAGCTAAGACCATTAATGTTGATTCTAAAGAAGCAAAACTGAAGATTATTCAAGAACTGATAGAACAAGTGGCACCAAAAGTTACAGATTTAATTAATAGTTCAAATGAGGATTCATAATGGAATTCAAAGCAGAAGAAATTGCGAAAATGTTGTCTGATGGCGTCGCTAAAGCTATGGGCGCTACTGAAGAGAAAAAGCCTGAGACTGATAACGTAGCAGTCAAGAGCCTTGAGAGTAAAATTGATGTGCTTTCTGATTTTATCTCTAAGCACGTTAAGATTGAAAAGCCTAAGACTATTGAAGAGCAGATGGAAGAAATGAAGAAGTCAATCCTTGATACTATCAAGGAAGGCAAGACTGACAAGACAGATAAGAAAGAGGAAGACGAAGATAAGCCTCTTGAGAATATTACAGCTAAGTCTCTTAAGGCCATGATTGCTGATGCAGTTAAGGAAACTGGAGATAAGGTTGTTAAGAAGTCTAAGCCTAAAGGCCAGTCTGCTGAGGAAGATGCTATTGATGATCTTATTGGTATGATGGCTAAGTCTGGTAATGTAGACATGGGTGAAGATGCTGAGGAAGATGATTCTGAAGAAGATGCTGATGATGGCGAGAAACCTGAGAAAAAGGTGAAGAAGTCAGCTGATTCTGATATTGAAGTTACAACTGTTGAAGCATATGATGACAATGGCAACGAGATTCCTATGGCCAAGCGTCAGCGCATTCAGAAGCTTGACAACTATCTTGGTGATAAGCTTCAGCATGAGTTTGCTAAGCGTGGGATAGTTACTGAGAAATAATGATGGTAATTTAATGGTATATTTATTCACTCACCCGCACTTAATTCGATAACCTGAAAGTATTTTTGGAGAAAATCATGAAAGTTAAGAATCTGAAACAGCTTTCACAGGCTCTGAAGAAGGCCGTGACAATTGGTAACTTACCGTTTGGTCGTGCATCATCCGGTACTATTGCCCAGCCTTTCCTTCCTGATCCTCTTGCTGCTACATTTATTGATATTGTAACGGAGTATAACAACTTCCGTAAGGTATTCAAGGTCCAGCCCATGAATAGCCGTGTTCGGACAATTCCGAAGCTGCTTACTGGGACAAAAGTTTATTACCAGCCTTCAGAAGCTACTGAAGGTCAGGAAACCTCTTTCAGCGCAAGTAACATTGAGCTGCTAGCCAAGAAGCTGTTTGCTTGGATTGAGATCTCCGAGGAAACTTTTGAAGATGGTGTCCTTGATATGCGCTCTATGATCCGTATGCTCTTTGCACGCGGTATGGGCGAAGGTGAAGAGAAAGCATTCCTTACTGGTGATGTTGATCACGGGCAGACTACTGCTACTGAAGCAGATGGCTCGGATGCTTATAATGGAGTATGGTTCAACCGTGATGCACGGCTGGCCTTTGATGGTATTCTCACTATCGGTATTGAATCCGGTGTGAACTATGATGTTAACGGTAACTGCACGGTTGATGTTTTCCGTCAGGGAATCTACCGCCTTGGTAGGTTTGGCCGTCAGCAGCCTAAGTTGATTACTTTCCTCAATCCGTATTCGGCCAATCAGATGCTTGCAGATGATGACCTTCGGACTGTTGACAAGTATGGTGCAAAGGCTACCATCCTCACCGGCGAGATTGGTGAGCTGTTTAATAAGTGGAAGATTATTCAGACAGACTATATCCCTGAAGGATACGGTGTAACCACTCATCGGGATAATGTTGTACTTGGTGACCGCCGCAAGGTGAAGTTTGCTGAGGATGCTATTATCAAGAATGATAGTATTGTTTGGGCGATCTCTGAACGTGTTGCGCTTGAGGTCGAGTACGATGACGCTGTCCTTGTGTTTAATGGATTGACGACTGGCTCTGCTTCTTAAGCTAATTTGCAGTGTAATATGGAGTGATAGTTTACAAGAGCTAGGGGGAGAATTTACTAGGTTCTCTCCCTAATTTTTATTATATTATAGATAGCTCTTGTTCAAACTATTATCCTTTTGGAGGTTTTTTATGGCTTTAGTATTTTGTAATTCTTGCAAACAGGATAAGGACGAAAGCGAATTTGCTACAAGTAGGATACACAGAGGCACAATGCATGGAAATTGTACTAAGTGTGATAGTGAAACTGCTTTGAAAAGGAATAGAACTCTTAATGGTTTAACTAAACGTATTTATGCAGATCAAATTGGTACAGCTAAAAGGCAACCTCATAAGAAATTAGGATACACTCTTCAAGAATTTAAAATATGGATTAAAGCCAATCATAAACAAGAATTCATTGCATTGTGGAGGAAATGGAGAGATTCTAATTGGGATAAATGGTTGAGACCATCTTTTGATAGATTAGATAATTCCTTGGGATATTCTCTAGATAATATAAGGTTGGTAACTTGGGAAGATAATTATAGAAAAGATGTACATAGGAATTGTGATATTGCTGCTAAGGCTCAATCTAAAGAAGTTATCCAGATGGATATGGAAGGGAATGAAATAAATCGGTATAGGTCAGCTAGAGAAGCTGGAAGACAAATTGGAGTATATGGTACTGCTATAACTTCTTGCTGTAGAGGTATGGCCATTACTGCTAAGGGTTTTAGGTGGAGATATTTAGATGGATCAGGAAGTCAAAAGGAAATAGAACCTGGTGTGTCATTTGGTAAATCTACTGCACCTAAAAAAGTTCATCAATTGGCTATGGATAATGAATTTATTGCAGAATATGGTTCTGCTGGTAAAGCTGCTAAAGCAACAGACGGAGATGCTATTAGTATTAGATCAGCTTGCTGTGGCAAATATAAACATTCTGGTGGTTTTAAATGGAGGTATGCAAATGCCGCTTAAGAGGTGTACAAAAGATGGTGTAGAAGGTTGGAAGTTTGGGGACATCGGTACTTTTCATACAGGGCCTAATGCAAAGAGAGATGCTTTGCGTCAGGCTGCAGCCATTTATGGAACAAATTATGCTGACTATGCTGACTATGCTGAAAAGAGTAATCTTGATTGGACATCTGAAGCATGGGATGGTTATTGGTCACAATACTATAATGAAAATGAAATAGATACAATCAGATACATAAACAGAACTCTCTACAAATTAGAGCACGGGGAAATTGATGAAACTGACTGCACAGAATAACCGCAAGGTTGGTAGGCTCACTCCTAGACAAGCAGCTCGTAGGCGTATGATGCCAAGTAAGGAAGCTGGGCAAGAAGGATCAAAGCCAGTAGTACGTCCTAGCAATAGCGTTGTGAAGTTTGGTAAGAAGTCTTGCGTAATGCATCAAGGTGATAGGCTACTTATTGAAATCCATGAATCAGATATTAATGATGTAACACCTTTAGAAATTGATAAGTTCATAAGCCTGTATAAGTCTCCTCTAATGAGACTGCCTGAACTTACTGGCAATACCGCTGATGATATATACAAATTAATTCCTGCTAAAAGAAGAATGATACACTTTGCTCTGTTTATGAATAATATTCAGCACTATAGTGGTGGTAGATATTATCTGGTATACTTAGCATATATGTTAGCTGAAATGGGTCACAAGGTTACTATCATTTCAGATAAGAAAGCATTCTTCATAAAAGACTTTCAATACATAGATGTAGCAGATAGAATTGAATGGGTAGTAGAGGAACGTTGCCGTAAATCAAAGTGGATGTTGAAGGCTGTAGATAATGATTTTGACATAGTCATAACTAGTCCTCTTGCTACTGCTGGATTTAATTATTCTATGAAGTTTGGCATACCTTGCTTTGCAGGAGTATTTGAAACTCCTAACTATGTTAGGAAGTATAGATATGGAGATGATGCTACTGAAGGATATTGGTCAGGATATAAGAGAGGAATTGCAAATCACGCGCATCACTTATTCTCTATATCTCACGAATCTATAAATCATGCCAAAGAGTGGTTTGATGATGATACTATGACCGTCAAGTTTAAGGGCAAGTATGATCTTATTCAGCCTGGAATTAATACGTGGGCTGCAGATATGGTAGAAGCAGAAGAACAGAATGAAGTAGTCTTTGTAGGAAGACACGTTGACTTTAAAAATCCTAATGAGATTATATTTGCCATTTCTAAGATTGACGAAGAAATAAGGCCAGTAGTTAATTTTGTAGGCTCTCATAGTTCTAAGCTTAGAATCAAAATGCAGAAGAATGCTGAGACTGTAGGTGTCAAGATTCGCTTCTATGCTAACATTACTGATGAAGAAAAGTTCTACATTATAAAGAGATCCAAGCTGATGATCTTTCCATCGGTTTTCGAGGGCTTTGGAATCCCGCCAGCAGAAGCTCTCTATTGTGGGAAACCTGCTATAGTTTATGATATCCCTGTTCTTAGGGGTGAATACGGTGACGCACTAGAATACGTCC